TGGCAGTGGTATCAACGCAGAGTACATGGGGGGGGTTGGGCCGCTGGTGAGCGGCCCCATATCTTGCGATATGTGGATTATGTTCCGCAGTCGTACGGTACCCGGGTTTTCCCCCCCGGGCCTCCACAAGTGGGTGCGTCTAGATCACATCTCATTATTTACAAAGATGAGACCTTGACTCGCCGTGTCATGGTGATCAGAAGTCTGCAGGAGCTTATTTGAATTGGGAAAGCCCCAAGGACAGTAAACGAAAGAGGCTTTGAACGCGAGAAGTACCTCCCTGGAAACAGGAGAGAGGGCTAGTCTCAGAACTTGGTAAAGCACCAGAACCAATATTGTTATGGTATTGGTCTTAGGCGATACATAACTCTGGCCCAGAGAGGGCAACTTAATAATAAAATCATGAATACAATCTTACTATTAAATTTAACATCTTATTTAATCTCTGGTAGTAGAGTAGTGGCCGGTATTATGTGTGGGATCCCAGGTAATTGCCTGGTTCCCCAATCTTACCGGAAGCCCAACCACACACGTGGTTTCAAGGCCTCTGCTCCACAGTCTGCTCCAAACCTTTCACACCCGCTCATCTGGCAGGTGGACTGGCTTCAGGTTGCTAACCAACAATATGCGGTTGTCGATCCAAACGATCCAACCTCAATATTATATCTCTCGAAACGTGAATATCTCAAACTCGAGGGTATAGCGTTGTCTAATGACCAAAAAGTCACCATACTCGCCCACCCTGGTGAGACCCGTCCCGCGGATAAAGATATTAAGGCAGACCGCCCTCAAAATTCCCCCCCGCCACTACTTCTTAGTGGTGCCAAGCTCTGGCAGGGTATGAGATCGAGATTAATACGAAGTTACAGAGCCATGTTATCTCCTGACCGGGATTACTTCCAGGCAGGGAAGGTTGCTTGCTACCTTTCCGGCTTGATATCACGCTGGTCCATGACGCTTGGTCATTGGATAGGCTTGACATCACACGTTCAAGGTTGGCTTACGGATATACGTCAAATACTGCCCCATCTGCACAAAGTTCTTAAGGAACAAGGTACACACGGTTTAGTATTGAGAATGAAGCACAGCTACTTACTGATTTCACAGTATCTCGCTGACACACCAAAACTCTCCCATACATTCGGTCACCCCGTACGGGTGGCACATGGGTTGCCGAAATGGCTACCAGTCAATGCACGCTCGGCAATACGCCAGCGTTCATTGCGCGTGATTCGGTTCTGGTTATCGCTTCTGTACATCTATAAGGTAATAGAAATGCCCTATAATGTTAAGAAAGCTTTAATCAGTATCGAGTCTCCGGTCTCTGCTGCCTTGGATTGGACGAATAGGCCAGTCCAAGACCTCCTACTCTCCTATCGTGACTTCTTGCGGTTGGTCTTTGTACCCAAAGTTCTTAAGGGTCCATTTGATCTTCCTAAAGATGAGCCCGCGCAATTCTACACTCCTGTTAGCTCGGGTCCGAATGGATCTCCGGCAGTTAACAAGGTAGGGCAGGATGCTGCGGCGCTTTATCAAGATAGGGTGCAGGGTGGTTCCATCATTGATAATATCCTGGAAGTCGCCGACTTCCACTCCGTCCAAGGGGAAAGACCCCTGGAGGTGTATGATATTACTGATGCTGGTAAGACAGTAAACCTGGAGAATCCTAAGGAGGCGTTTTGCCATTCTAAGATTCACGTACTTGCTGAGCCAGCCGGAAAACTCCGGCCGGTAGCAATGGTAGACATTTTCACGCAACGCGTGATGCTCCCCTTACATACCAAACTGTTCGATTTATTAAAGGGAATCAAACAGGATGGTACCCACAACCAAACAGAATTATTAGCTTGGTTGAAGGAGGGTTCCCGTGGTGTATGGAAGGATTTTTGGTGGTCTTCAATTGATATATCAAGTGCAACAGATAACATTTCTTGTAAACTGTTACGCATTCTTCTGGAGGAGATCTTCGCAAAATCCAATCATAATGAAACTTATGCGGATTCTGTGATACGTCTCATGACCGATCGGTCATTTAAAGTGGCGTGGGATATAAGGTTGAAGAAAACAATTCACCCTATACTCCTTGCCCATGTCACTCCAGACTCCATACGGTATGCCGAAGGGCAACCTATGGGTGTTCTCGGCTCATTTGGTCTTTTGTCGATTTGGAACCATTCCTGGGTCCAGTTCGCAAGTTACTTAGCAACTGATCGATTGCTTAAGAGTTACGGAGTTACCGGCGATGACGTCGTCATTGCCGAGCAAAGCTCTGGGACCGAGGTAGGGCGCAAATATGTGGAAATCTCCAATATTTGCGGTATCCCTATCTCGCTTTCGAAGTCTTTCGTTTCCTGTCGTTTATTCAACTTCCTCTCCCGTACCGTTTTAACGGAAGGGGAGGTGTCACCAGTTTCCATCCGTGAAGATTTCCAAATAAGGGATTCTTCAGGACGTGTTAACCGAGCTTTAAAAACATATGCTCGTGACTGGTGGGATACGACTGGTAATGGATGGCTATCCAAAGCCGTTAAGCAATTCCTATACCCCTCGGAGTACCTGGTTTTCCTGGCTGATGCCCGGAAAGGTACCCTGAATGGTATAGGCCTTCGCTCTATTTTGGCCTTCTTGAGTCCATCAGTGTCTCGTTTGAGCGCACTGGGGATATCAAGCGTCCCAGTTTTATCGTGGTTGTCCGCTTTCGCGGGTTCAACCGCCTTACTGAGGCATGGCGAAATAGCGCGAAATGATTCCTTGCTTAATTCTACCCGTGCGCCAGCTCTACTGTACTGACCAGTACTCTGCGTTGATACCACTGCTT